TTGTCTCGTATTGTTTCTTTAAATATTGTTTCAGCAATTTTTCGTATTGCTTTTTGCGGTTTAATACGATGGTGGTAGAAAATCTTTTATTGTCCATTTTAATCGGTTATGTTTATAACTATCGCTAATCAAAAAACTACTCTTTCCGTACGGATTACGATCGGGTTTAATGTCGTTGTTGGTGTTGGATGTATATTCAGGAAACAACGTGCTATTATAACAAAGATATTGAACCAATCTATTCGTGTAATAACGAGCGTTATCACGCGCAGCTTCTTTCAAAGATTCCATTTCGCCCTTCGTTACTGGAGTTGTGTCCTCACTTTGTCGGCTAACTAAATTACCATTGTCGTGCTTATACAATAACGATGGGTAAAGTTCAACCATTGTCCACCATAACAACGCTTTCAGCACGTAATCATTCAATAAAGTTTCGTAATCACCTGCCAAAGTTCCACCACTTACATCGGATTTAATTTTGTTCATCAAATCAGTTCCCAAATAATTCGTTATTTGCTTATCCTGTGCCAAATAAATGGCAGGTCGGATAATGTTTGGATCAACCGCGTCAGTGATTGCGGTGTACTTCTTTAAATAATCTTCAGTGATTAAAAGTATTTCGGGTTGTATTGCCATTTTCTTTAATTTTATTTAATTCCAAATCGAGGATTATCAGGTAAAAATCCATTGTAAGGCATATCAATTGGACGCGTTTCAACTAAGTAATTGTTGCGTACTTTATAACCTGCTTTCTCTGCTAAACTCCACGCTTTTTTACGCACATTTGGATTGTTTAAATCAAGTCCAAATCCCTTCGCGCTAATGTACAATTCTTTTCTGAAGATATGGCCACAATTACCCCCCCCTTTGAATAACCAGACCGAATAGGTGTCAGCCCCATACGGGCCCCAACCTGGATTAACTGCCTTGTTATTGAGTGCCATTATATCTTCCTTTCTATATAGCTTATCCGCACTAATCATCTTACGGCAAAATGGCCTTGATGATGCAGTAATGCGGCCGCTATAACGATAACGCACGTAGTACGTCTTGCCATCTATCACTTTGTCCTGCTCACTCGTTGCGTTTGGTTTAGCAGTTCCTGTGCTAACCGCTTGTTGAATGGAAGTAATATCAAAAATGTGTTCTAATGCTTCATTCTCAATATCGTCATTTTCATAATCTACATCGTAACTATCTAATAAAATCCAATCCTCGTTTGGCTCTTCACCAAGTGCAATCAAATCTTCTGCGATGTCATCTAAATTTACTTCCTCGCGTTCAATGATTCTCTTTGCCCAATCGCGCCCTGCATCACCACCCCACAATTGCCAAGCGATACGACCTGCGGAAGGAAATCCTTCTTCACCATCGTTCCATCCAGTTGCTTCTTTGTCGACTTCGTGCCTTGCGAAATAAGAGTTCATTCGCTTCACGGTGTCAAATGACAAATTACGTTTGTTGCTTATATCACGCGCACGCGCTACACCTACCTCCGTTCCACCTCTACCAAATTCCTCTCGCCACTTTAAACCAAGTTCAGCTTCTGCGGCCATTTCGTTTGTTGGCTCATAGCTTTCATCGACTTGAGAAATGCTTTCGTGTTCGCACTTAACTTTTTTTTTTTGCTCTATTTGAGTGGTGGGAGTAGTATTGGCAGGCGGTGAATAAATCAAATCGTTCTGCGTGATTTGAACCGTTGCATTTATTGCAACAACTGAAAACAAATATTCGATGCTATCAGTAATCATTCGTTGAAATGGTTCAATTACTTGTTTGGTGAAAATCCACATCGCTTGTTTCATTTCATCAGTATTACTGCCTAATCCACCACCATCACGAATACCGAAAAGTAATGGACTTGTAACGCGGTGAGAAATCAATATTTGTTTGGTGCTTTCTTCACTCAAAAATTCATATTGCTTATCTGCATCAGATATTGGAAATGAAGTGAACTCTACACCTCTATCACGATCCTCGTTGAAAAATGTAAGTACCTTTCCTGCATTCTCCGCTCCTTGTATAGCTTGTTGCAATTGGTTCTTAATCATTCGTTGTTCCTCTAACGATGGAATGCCATTGTTAAACGAAGTAATCAACGAAGGAAAAAAGCCGTTTAATATATTATTAACGTGATATTCGCTAATCTGACGCGTTAACTCGATGTAATTTACACCACCTATATAATCGGGTTTGGGATAATATTCGCTACCCGGTACAATCGAATGAACGAACATCACTTGTTTTGGACATTCATCTTTGTAATCGGGGTTGAACATTGGAATATATGCAGGTGTGTTTTTCTTTTTGCGCGTGTCATTCCAATCACGCGAGTAATAAATACCACTCACATCGTCATTATCATCGCTTACACACAAGCGACAATTCTCGAATGGCAAATGATTTATTTGTGCAATGGTGCTTCTATCCATCGACCAAATAATTTCCCAATAAAAACCACCGTGCAACTTCAAATCGAGCGCGGTTGAATGTCTTATCTTATCTAATTGTAATCGTGTGATTTCATTCGATGCTTCTGCGCTACTTGACGCGAATGATTGGCCTGCAATCATAAACGCAATGGAGTTTACAATGCTTCCGTGTACTGGCGATTCATTGTATAGTTCGATGATGTAATTTGGAAATGTATTCCCATCCCCATAACTCACAAATCCCTTCCTATCTTCAACCTCTATTGGCTGAATCTTCACATACTTTGATAGTTCAACTTGCGTTGCTCCTATGCGTTGTTTTATTTCGTCAACTATATTAGGCATTGTATTCTATATCAGATGGAATGGTTAGCGTTGGTTGGTCGTAGTAGTTAATGAGCGAAGAAAATTCAACAAAACCTCTTTCAATTTCACCAACCACCACAGCATCAGAAGGATCCAAGTTAGTAGTTGAATTTTGACCGTAAACAATATAATTCCAACGGCCACCGTGATTGATGAGAATCGATGCATTAGTTGGATCATTAAAGTTCGTACTAATGCCCAAAGTGGTAATCCTTTCATTCTCGGTAATAATCGTTGGAATCACATATAACAATTCCGAAGTTAATTCATTTTGCAACACCAACAAATAATCGGTGTAAGTTGTTGAAAAAAGTAAACTCCCCTGCTTTAATGAGAGCAGGAGAGTTTGAGATGCAGTATTTGATTGCAGGTAATTCACGCTGCAAATGTATTAAACAGCAGTTGCTGGATCAATAGTGAAATCAGATGCAAACACACCATCTTCGATGCGGTATGCTTTGTTCTTTGAATCAGAAGTGAATGTAATAGTGTAACCATTCATATCACCTTTTGCAGTTCCTGTCATCGTAGATGCAGCAGTTACTTCTGCGCCATCCTCATAACCAACCACCCAATAATTATCGTTGGTATCTAAGACAATCACGAACAAACGATTTTTAGCAATTAACTCTAATTGCTTTCTTCTCGCTGCGCTCAATTTGTGGAATGATGCGGTTACTGTTTGAGTGTAGAAAATTGTTCCATTCTCAACACTTGAAGCAACTTCTTCAGTGAAGCTACCTGTTGATTTTGGAAGTGTAAATTCAAACACGTCTGCAGCAGATGAACACGCATTTACTTCTTGTGTGGTAGCGTCAATGGTCAATGTTCCTGCAAATAATGAATAGGCATTCAAATAAATCTTTTTGATGCCGCCAATTCCATCTTTGCACTGCAGACCAAATCCTGCGCTTATGGTACAACTCATTGTTTTATATGGTTTTTTTAATAAAATGGGGAGCAGTCGTAACCACTCCCCTTTTATATGTGGTTAATTAATTAGGTGTTAGAACCGAAACAAACATCTTGATAAACTCCAACTTGCACACCTGTACGGAAACGCATTGCCATTCTTACGTTATCAGAGGCATCAGTTAAAGACATATCAACTACTTTCACTTCAGCGAAATCAGAGTTAGCATCAACACCAACGAACAAGTTAGATGGTTGTGCAGCGATAACAGTTCCTGCGCTCATACCGGGACAAACATAAATATCATATCCGTTGAACTGCAAGTTGAACTCATCACCTGCTTGATACATTTGCATATAACCCAACGCAGTAATCGCTTGGCGATAGTATTGAGCAGTTTGGCGGTTCATATACAATTTAGTATCAGGAGAACCAATCAAAGCGGCAGGAAGGTTGTTGATCAACTGATTTAGGTTAGCGATAACGTGAGTAGCACTCATTGCACCTGCTGACCAAGTAGCATTGTAGTAAGTACCTGCATTAGCGTTAATCTTCTTTTCGAATCCATCGAATGAAGTGTAAGTTGCACCTGTATCACCTTGCCAAATTGTGTACTCGATAGTTTCAGCAACTTTACCTGCTGCATAACCAATCAAAAAGTCAACAAAGTTCGCAGGCACTACATCGTTGATAAATCCGCGACCAGTTTGAGCAGCTTCCCAATCTGAAGCAAAATCTTTTTTGCAAAGTTCCAAGTTTACTTTTAAATCGGTAACGGTCAAAACTGACTCATCTAAATTCAAAGAACCTTGTTGAGAGAAATCACAAGAAGCAGATTGAACCAAAGAAGCAGCGTTAGACAACTTCTTTAAAACCGCTTTGTATTTTACACCTTCTTTTAAGGTAACGTATCCTTTCGCCAAAGTGTCTCCTGACAAAATCGCAGCGTTGATATACGGTAACGCTAATTCACCTGTGTAAGATGAACTGTTGATTGTTAAGCTATCAGCCATTTTTTTATTTAATTATTTATATTTATTTATTATCGAAAAGATTCTATTTTTAGAATCCATCTTTGACAAGTTGATTGGAGCAGATGCAGCAGGAACATTCACTTTCTTCACGCTCTCGGTTGCAGGTTGTTTGCTCATCTTTTCTACTTGTGCAGATAGTTGTGCTTTCTCGCTATTCAACGCATTGATGCGGCTTTCAAATTGCTCAATCAACGCGTTAATAGTGGATTCAAATTCCTCTTTGCTCACACCATCAAAAGCGGCTTGTTCTTCTTTGGCCACTTCTTCGGATTCCATTTCGGGTTCTAAAATTTCAGTAACCACACCACCAACGGTTACGATGTACTTGCCTTCGGCAGTTTCGTGTTTACCATCGGGTGCAGGAACTTCATTACCTTCGGCATCCTTTACAAATAGTGGACTACCAACGGCAATCATTTCATCGGGTGAAGTTACTTCAACACCATCTTTAAGAATTGCAACTGCAAAACGTACTGGAGTA